CAAGTCCTGACAGGCTTGATAGTTTGGTATATGCATTAACTGAACTAAGTGGCTCAGGCAATCCATCAATACGTTGGTTATAAGGAGTGTAACATGGCATGGTATAACAAAATTAATCCATTTTTAAAAACAGAAGAAAAAGCACCTGGACTGGATAATTCATTATTTCAGAATTACACAGTGGGTGGCACATTATCAAATGTTACACCAGGTGATTATGTGTCAGCATATGGTCAGGTTGGCTGGGTATTTGCCTGTGTTTCAAGAATTGCAAGTGCAGTTGCAGAAACAAACTGGAGATTATATAAAGTAAATGAAACTAATAAAGAGAAAGAAGAAATTATAAATCATCCAGTATTACAGTTATTTGATTTTGTTAATGAATATACTACTGGTCTTGAAATGATGGAACAGACACAGACATTTATTGACTTACTTGGTGAAGCGTTTTGGTTAATTATAAGGGACAGGGCAAACAGACCAGCAGAATTGTGGGCTATAAATCCAAATAAAATAAAAGTTGTACCACATTCAAAAGATTATATTGCTGGATATGTATATGTAAATGGACAGGAGAAAATTCCACTTGAAAAATCAGAAGTTATACACATTAAACTTCCTAATCCTAATAATCCATACAGGGGACAATCACCTATTGCTTCTATCATGTCAGATATTGAAGCTGAAAAATTTAGTAGTCAATATAACAAATCATTCTTTCAGAACAGTGCAGAACCTTCAGGAGTCATAAATTTTGAAGGCACACTTACTGATTCGCAGTATGAAAGATTGAGATACCAGTGGAATGAACAACATCAGGGAGTTTCAAGAAGTCATAAGGTGGCAATACTTGAAGGTGGTGCTACCTGGCAAGGCAAAACTGTAAATCAAAGGGATATGCAGTTTAAAGATTTAAGGCTGATGAATCGTGATGTTATTCTTGGTGCTTATGGTATGCCACTGCATATACTTGGAATAAGTGAATCTGTAAACAGGGCAAATGCAGAAGCATCTGAATATACATTTTCAAGATGGGTACTGAAGCCAAGACTTCACAGGATAAGGGCAAAATTAAATGAGCAGTTTATTCCAATGTTTGGTGAAAACTTATATTTTGATTATGACTCACCAGTTCCTGAAGATGTACAACGTAATTTATCAGTTGCAGATACTGGTTTTAAATCAGGGTACATTACCAGGAATGAAGCAAGAACATTAGTTGGTCTTGACTCAGTTAGAAATGGTGATGTCTTTATGATGCCACTGGCATCAGTCCCTGAAAATGTTACAAGACAAAAAGGGGTGAAGGATATAAATGACTTTACAACAGAATATAAAAATTACAGGGTAAAATCATTTCTTGATAAGTATGACAACTTTCAGAACAAACTTGAAAATGAATTTGAAAAAATATATATCAAACAAAAGAAGGAAATTGTTAAAAATCTAAAAAAAGACCCTACAAAGAATCCATTTGATGAAATGAAGTGGATTGAAGTAATGCAAGAATCATTAATTTCTTTTTATAAGAAAACAATTGCCAAAGCTGGTAATGATACACAGGAAGAAATAATGAGAAGGGCAAACAGGTTACTTACAAGATCAGTTAAACAAAAAACACCATATAAATATAATTTTAATTCTGAATCAGATGACATTGTAAGTTTCATTTCAAAAAATGCGTTATCTAAATCCAAATACCTGGTTGGTACACAGGCAAAAGAAGTCAGGGATTTAATAATTGCATCAAGAGATGTAGAAGGTGTTGGTGTTGAAGGACTGGCAACGCAAATAAATCAGTCATTTGGAGATGATGCAGTTTATCCATTTGATAAAAAATATGCAACAAAAGTGGCAAGAACTGAAACAATATCAGCTTTAAACCACGCAACACTTGAATCAGCCAAACAGTCACAAATTATTTCAAATAAAATATGGCTGACAACACAAGATGATGGCACTAGGGCTGAACATTCAACTGCTGATGGGCAAAGAGTTCCATTGGCTGAACCATTTAATGTAGGTGGTGAATTGTTAGATGCACCAGCTTTAGGCAGTGACCCAGCAAACAATATTAATTGCAGATGCACTATCCTGGAAGAAATTGATTATGATGATATGCTTCAGGAATTTGTTGAAGGGGGTGTGCCAATTAATGACCCACATACATATTATGTTAATCAGATTGGTGATGGTAAATCAGATGATTTGCAAATAAAAGAATCTGATTATCAATATCCATTACAGGAAGCAAGGTGTCCTGATTGTGATAAATTACTTGCCAAGAAACTACTTGGAACTGTTAGTTTATATTGCAGTAGATGTAAAAAAGAAATTAAATTTAATGAAAAAAGTTTGACAAAAACAAAATAAATAGTTTATAATTTTTACAAATTGAATATGGCTAGAGTTTTTAAAACCAATGCCAATAATGTGAATCCTGAGAGATCGTTTTTATAAGTGACCAGCTTATATAAAGGGTCTTTTTTTGTGTGAAAAAGGTCTGAAACTTTAACAAATAAGGAGTACACATGGCTTCTGAAAATGAAGTAAAAAAGATTTTCAAAAGTTACAGGGCAGAAACCAAATCTGTTGACGATAAAGAAGGTTATATAAAAGCTATTGTGTCAACTGAAGCAGTGGACAGAGATGGTGAAATAATACTTTCATCAGCCTGGCGTAAAACCATTGGTGATTTTATGAAACATCCAGTGTTAATATCATCACATGATTACAATGACCTGACCAAGCAGTTGGGTGAATGGGTATCACTGGAAGTTACTGACAATGGTCAACTTCAGGGTGTGGCAAAATACTACATCAACAAGGGCAATGCAGAAGCTGACTGGGGATATGAGTTAGCCAAACAGGGCAAGTCTGCATACTCAGTTGGATTCATGGCTTATGACTACATGGAAGGCAATGGTGAAGATAATGCCAAGCGTACATACACTGATGTTGAACTTCTTGAAATTTCACAGGTTACAATTCCAAGCAACAGAGATTCATTGGTAACAATGAGAAGCAAGGGATTAAATCCAGTTGCAGAAGAAATTGCAAAAGAATTATATCCTGAAACAGAAGCACAGGAAGAAGAATCAAAAGCACCATTACCTGGTGCTGACCAATACACAACTGAAGAAGAAGCACTGGAAAGGGCTGAAGAAATTGGTTGTGAAGGTACTCATACAATGGAAGATGAAGATGGAAATACAATTTATATGCCTTGTGCAACGCACCAGGACTATGATGAAATTACAAATCCATCTGAAGAAGAAGAAGAACAGGAAGAAAATCCTGATGGGTATGATGAAGATAAAGGTGTAAACTTTGTAACTTTTACAAAAGAAGAAAAACAGAATTTAATGAAAGCAGTTGACAATATTAATGACCTGGAAGCAAAACAAACAGAAAAAATATATTCTGTTGCTGATGCTATCAGGGAAGGTGTCAACGCTGGTTTAAATAAAATTAAAAATAATAATTCCAAAAATAAGGAGTAAATCATGGCAGAAGATGAAATAAAATCTACTATGTCAGAGAAGGACTTTAATGAATTAAAGCATGAAATTGAAAACAACACAAAAGCAGTTGTTGAAGATGTGCTTAAATCAAATGTACCTTCTCAAAGACTTCCAATGAGTGAAGAAGATGCCAAAGCTAAAGAAGGCAATGGTAAATTCAAATCATTTGGGGAGTTTGCAAAATCAATTCATGACAAATCAATTGGAAACAATAATGATGTCAGATTGAAAGCATTAAATGAAGGTTCAGGTGAAGCTGGTGGCTTCCTTGTACCTGAAGAATTTAGGGCTGAATTATTAAGCCTGGCTTTAGAAGAAGCAGTTGTAAGACCAAGAGCAACTGTGATTCCTATGGCTTCAAACACAATTAAAATTCCTAGAATTAAAGACACAAGCCATGCTTCCAATGTGCATGGTGGTGTGACTGCAAACTGGACAGAAGAAGCTGGTAGTTATACTGCTTCAGAACCTGATTTTGCACAATTCCAGCTAACTGCTAAAAAGTTAACTGGATACACACAGGCAAGTGATGAATTGGTACAGGATTCAGCAATTGCACTTGAATCACTTTTAATCAATCTTTTTGGAAGTGCCATCAGGCATTTTGAAGAGAAAGCATTTATAGGTGGAACTGGTGCTGGTGACCCTGAAGGCATACTTAATTCAGATGCCTTAATTAGTGTGGCAAAAGAAACAGGGCAGACTGCAACAACAGTGGTATATGAGAATATCATTAAGATGTACTCAAGAATGTTACCCAGTTCACATAACAACGCAGTATGGATTGCACATCCTGACGTGATGCCACAATTAATGCAGATGGCATTGAATGTTGGTACAGGTGGTAGTGCAATTTGGGTTAATAATGCAGTTGATGGTGTTCCAATGACTATATTTGGCAGACCAGTATTATTAACTGAACACGCTGAAACACTTGGGACTGTGGGTGACCTATATTATGCTGATCTTTCCTTTTATTACATAGGGGACAGAAATGGTTTAAGTATAGCTTCATCACCACATTACAGGTTTGCAAATGGTGAAACTGTATGGAGATTCACAGAAAGACTTGATGGTGGTATGATTTTGGACAGTGCTATTACACCTGAAAATGGTAGTAATACAATGTCACCAATCGTGGCACTTGCAACAAGAAGTTAAAATTTATAAACAATAATTAATAAATAAGGAGTATTTATTATGAGCAACAAAGGTTCAGAAGATTTTGCAGTAACACTGCTTGAAACAACTGATATTGGTGGCACTTCAGCTACCACATCTTATGTTTCAATGGAAGGTTTTGACAGGGCAACTGCTTATGTTGAGATTGGTACCTGGGACAGTGGAGATGATTTGGATTCTTGCCACTTATTACAGGCAACTGATACATCAGGAACGTCCAGTAAGGGCTTAACAACTTCAGCATCATCTGGCGACTATGACACAGACGCCCCCATAGATGCAGATGGAAATTGGGTGATTATAGACATAAGAGCAGAAGATTTAGACACTGATAATGGGTTTAAAACTATTGCTTTATATGTGGCTGAAGGTGGTAATTCAGGAACAGATAATGTAACTGGATTTATAATCAGGCATGGTGCAAAACATAAGGCAAAAGAGAAAAATGGTGCATCATCAAGTGGTGCACAAGTTTATGTAACCCCTTAATTGATGTTTTTTCATAGGTACTGGGAATGGATAAAGAAAAGAAAAAGATAAAGTTGAAAAACAATAAGTTTTCTAAACCTTCTAACAAATCTGTTCCCTTCCCTATGAAGCATAAACAAATTAAGAAAGCAGAAAAAGTAAAATAAAAATTATTAACAGGCATACGCAGTTTAAAAACTGCGTTACAAACAATAAGGAGTAACGTATGCCACAGGTACACGCAAGAAGAATAAGGGGTGCGTTGGCTTACTGGTCAACACACAGAAAAAGAATACTACACGCAATTGGTGAAAATGTAGTGGAATTTATTGAAGATTTTACAAACTTCAATGTTGATGACACTACAGGTGATGCAACTTCCTGGACAACAACAGTTGTTGAAGCTGGGGGTGGTGGTAACACAACACACGCATCAACAGATGCTTCAGGTGGTAAATTATTAATTACAACAGACAATGCAGACAATGATGGTTTAACCCTACAATTAAATGGAGAATCATTTGAAACTACATCAGACCAGGATTTGTATTTTGGTACAAAACTGGCAATTAATGATGTTGATCAGACAGACCTATTTATTGGGCTTGGAGTAACAGACACAACACCTTTGGGTGGTATAGCAAATGGAATTTATTTTGAATCAGTTGATGGTTCAGCAAGTATATCAACAGTAACAGAAAGTGGTTCATCAGAAACACAAAATGACAGTGCTGGTACGCTGGTTGACGCAACAGAAATTGAACTGGAATTTTACTATGATGGCACTGCTGGAAATGTAGAATTTTACATTGATGGTTCACTGGTAAATACACATACTACAAATATACCATCAACAGAAATGAGAGTAACAATTCATTTCTTAACTGGTGAAACTACAGCCAATACTTGCACTGTTGACTGGGTTCGTGCCATTCAGATGGGTAGGTAATTATGACAGAAGCAAAATTTGGAAGTAACAGAACCAGGTCAGTTGAAGTGCTATATGGTTCAAACAGAACAAAAGCAGTTAAACCTAAAGCCAAAGTTAAAAAACCAACAACTTCAAAAACTACTAAGAAGAAAGTAATAAAGAAGGGGGATAAATAATGGCTGGAAGTATAACAACTACAACTACAAGAAATGGTGCAATCCATAAATATTCTATGGCTTGTACTTCTGATGCTTCAGGTGATGTTGATGTTGATGCTATTAATTTAGTACAGGGTGAAATTATTGAAGTACAATATTCACCAGGTGGCACAACACCATCTGATAATTACGATATTGTTATGAATGACAGTAATTCAGTTGACATTTTATCAGGTACAGGTGCAAACCTAAGTAACAGTACACACACTTATGGAGTTCCAGCAGTAAGCACATATTTTAAAGTGTTTATTGAAGCTGGTGCTTATGATTTGGTTGTGTCTAATTTAGGTAATGCAAAAACCTGTACTGTGGAATTGTTTATTCAGGAAATGTAAATGGCTTGGAATGAACTGTTGGCAACATTAAGAGAGAACAGGGAATTATCACAAGAAGAAAAAGTGGTTGCGTGTCCCAATTGTGGACACGCACCATTAGATGAAAGAGATGGAATATTAAATTGTCCCATTGGGGATTTTAGGAGTAATCAGGTATGAGAACTGATGGCAATAGTTATGGCAATTTAGCCACACTAAAAACAATGATGGATATAAGTGGTACTGGTAATGATACTGAATTATTACAATCACTTGAAATGGCATCAAGATCAATTGATGCTTTTTGCAGAAGGGCTTTTTATATTACATCTGAAACCAGGCAATTCAGGGGAAAGGGTAGCAGATTATTATTAAATACTGATTTATTATCCATAACTACTTTAACAACACTTAAAAGTGACAGGTCAACAGATAAAACATGGGCAACAACAGATTATGAGTTATTTCCACTGGGTGACACTGTATATCCAAAAGAATGGATTGAATTAAGTGATGATACAACTGCTGGGTCTTTTGCAAGTGGCATAAGGCGTGGCGTACAGATAGCTGGAATGTTTGGATATGGCAATGGCACTTCCAGTACACCATATTTATCAGCAACAACAACAAATGATGGCAGTTTTGATTCAAGTGAAACAACATTCACTGCTACTGCTGGTGCTAACTTAAATATTGGAGAAACAATATTAATTGACAGTGAACAATTATATATCACAGGTATATCAAGTAACACTGTAACAGTGCAAAGGGCTATGAATGGTACAACAGGTGCATCACATAGTACAAGTGCAACTGTATATGTCTACAAATACCCACAGGCAGTTGAAAATGCCTGTTATATGCAGAGTGCCAGGACAAGCAAAAGATTCTTAACTGCTTATGCAACATCAATTGGCACACCTGAATTTAATCCATTTGACGTGCAGAATAATCTTGATGAAGATGTGCAAAGATTATTATTACCATTAAGAAGGCACAGGATTTAATTATGTCAGCACAATTAGGGGTAACAATACAGGGTTTAAAAGAATTAAATAAAAAACTTAGTAATGCTAAAAAGTTGCGTAATCCAGCTGAAAAATACCTGGAAAGGGCATCAGTAACATTAAAAAACTTTGTCAGGATATATTCCCCAGTACGTTCAGGTGCAATGCGTGGGTCATGGGAATCAAAAATAAAAGCTACAAAATATGATGCAGTTGCAAGAGTATTCAATGTTGCAACAAATAAGGGTGTGCATTATGCAGTGCCTTTAGAAGAAGGTATTTCAGCCAGTGGGAATCCTTTAATACCAAGCAGTTCAGACCCAAGAATTAGAATACCATTTTTAGCACCAGCGTATGAAAAAATGCGTGAAAAATTAGGAGAATTAAACAGAAAACTGGGTGCTGATATAAAGAAGGAGTTTAAGAAAAGATGAGTTTAAAAGGGATTAGAGATGCAGTGCAAACAAGCATTGATAATATATCAGGGTTAAGAGTATATGACACAGTCCCTGATACCATAAGAGAATTACCAGCTTGTTGGGTACTGCCAATTGGTGGGACTTACAATGACACTTTTAATAGTGGTATGACACATGAATTTGAAACAACTGTACTGATTGCAAGGGGTGGTAATCTTGATGAAGTCCAGGACACACTTGATGATTTATTAGAACCAACAGGAAGTGGGTCAATCCCAGCATACATACATTCAACAAGTTTAAGCACACATGGTTCAGATATTTTAGTTACAGGTTACAGGGATTATGGTGGGCTGGAATTTAATGGCACACCTTTTATTGGAGTAAAAATAGATTTTCAGGTTATGGTTGATTAAGGGAGTATTATGACAGAAGCAAGAAAAAACAAACATTATGAAGTATTACAGGGAAGGTTAAAGTTTGATTTTGCCAAAACTGTAGTTACAGTTGGTGATATTGTAGAACTTGGACAGGAAGATATTGATAATGGATATGATATAGATTCACTTGTGGCTACTGGCTTTTTAAAAGAAGTGAGAAAACCACGAAAGAAAAAAGAAAAACCAAAAGATAATTCTGAAGAAGAAACAGAAATTAAGGAAGGTGAATAATGGCAAGGCAATCAGCTAAATCTACAGACATATATATTGACAGGTTTCAATTTGAAACATTTACAAATTCATTTACTTTTACTGTAGGAAATAATTTACCTGAAGTTACTGCATTTGGTGATGATGCACTTACTTATGTGCAAGGGCTTCCAAATGCTGACTTTAGTTTAAACAGTTTTTTTAGTCCCACAGATGATGAATCAGATGAGATTGTAGAAAATGCTTTAAGTGGCACTAGTGAAGTTATGATTGCACCAAGTGGAATTGCAGTTGGTAATAATTCTTATGAAGTTAAGGCAAATTTGACAAGCAGAAGCCTGGACAATCCAGTTGATGGTGCAACTGCACTGAATACAACTGCTACTGCTACTGAAAGTATAAGAAGAAGTGCAATTTTATATACACCAAGTTCAACTGCATTAACAAACACAGGAGTAAGGGCAGATTCAAGAGTTGATACAGGTTCAGCATCTTCAATAGGAACATTAAGTGCTGGAAGCACTAAAACTGCAACGTTAAGGGTGACTTCAGTTAGTGGCAGTGGTACTGCAACAATTAAAATCCAGGATTCAGCACACGTTGACTGGGCAGAAGGAACAGGATATTCAGATTTTGTTGCATTTTCACAATTCAGTGGAGTGGGAACAGAGTCAGTAAGTACAACAGATGCGTGTGACAGGTATTTGCAGATCACAGTAAGCCAGTATAGTAGTTTCACAAATTTTACTTGCATGGTTTCTATGGGTGTAGAAGTAGGAACATATTAAATAGTTTATTAAAAATTTTATTAACAAAAAAAAATAGGAGAACAAAATGGCAAGACAATCAGGAAAGTCAGCAGATTTTTCTTTTAATAGCGTGGCTATTGAAGATGAACTGACGAATATCACGCAGACAACAGATGTAAATATTGTTGAAGTAACTGCGTTTGGTGATTCTGCTGGTACTTTTGTTGAAGGGTTACCAACTTCTAACTATTCTATAAGTGGATTTTTTGACCCATCAGCCAGTCAGGGTGATGCAACAATATTTACCAGGATAGGAAGTGGAAGTGCAACTGCAAGTTTTGAAACGACAGGATCAACTGCAGGATCAAACACACCAGTGTATTCAGGTTCAGCTTTTGTCAGTAGTTATTCAATAACTTCTGATGTAGGTGGTGCTACAACATACACTGCTGATCTACAGGTATCAGGTGCATTAACCAGGGCAGTAAGCTAATAATTATTTAAAAGGGGGACAACAATGAAAAACTTTAAAATAAAACCAAAGGAAGTGGATTCTTCAGATTGCATTATTCATATAGGGCAAAAAATTGAAGAAGGAAAAATTGTGGAAATGGGTGAACCAGTAAAACTGCATGAAAATGAATGGGTTAAGGTTCTTCCAGTAATAACAATTAAAGAAAGTTTGGCTTTGGGGACATTCAGAAATTCTGCTGAAGAAGGTGAATTGTCTGTTGCAATGGATTCAATTTGTGAGTCTTTAGCAAAAAGGGTAGTTGATTGGAACTGGACAGGAATTGATGGTGACCCTTTAGCCAAACCTTATAAAAATTCTGAAGTGTTTAAGGAATTATACAATGAAGAATTACTTTGGTTAATAACTGCAACAATGGGTGAAACAGAAAGTGAACAAAAAAAAGAATTAAGTCCCTTGCAAAATACATCTTTGACTCAACAGGGTCAGTAGGCGTACCAGCACAGGGACTTATTTCAATAGTTTGTGAATCATTTGGTTGTACACCTGAAGAAGCATTAAAACAGGATTGGAATTTGATAAAGCAAATACTAGATTACAGAATGGCTGAAAATTCAAAAGTGGCATTTAATTCAGATGCAAGTAAAATGTCACCTGAACAGGTCAAGATGTGGAATAAATTAAGGGAATCATTTTTAAATGGCTAATATAAGTGAATTAAGCGTACTAATAAAAGCAAATACAAAACAGGCAAGTCAGCAGATGCAAGGGTTTGGTAAAAGTGTTGGAAGCACTTTTGCACAAATGAAAGTAGGCATACTGGCAGTTGGCACTGCAATTACTGGATTTGCAATTGCTTCAGTTAAAGAATTTATTGAAGTTGGGGATATGTTAGGCAAAATGTCAGCCAGGACTGGAATTGCAGTTGAAAAATTAGATGATTTAAGAATTGCATTTGATTTATCAGGGACAAGCATTAATGGATTTGAAAGGGGTATGCGTACTTTAATAATGCGTGTTGATGATGCCAACAATGGTGTTACTGATTATGTAAATGCTTTTGCAAGAATTGGCATAGGTGTTAAGGATTTAGAAGGTTTAAAACCTGATGAAATATTTATGCTTGTTGCTGAAGGTATTGCTGGACTTACAACTGAAATGGACAAACAACAGGTGGCAATTGATTTGCTTGGTGGTAAATTTGGAACTTCATTGTTACCAGCTTTACAAGATGGTGAACAGGGATTTAGGGATTTATTAGTAGAAGCTGGTAAAATGTCTAACTGGACAGATGAAGAATCACAACTGGCTGAAGATTTAGCTGATGATTTAACAGAATTAAATAACCAGGTTGATGACTTGCAAAGGGAATTGGCAGTACATCTTGTACCAAGTTTAATAAAAACTGTAACTGCTACAAATGACTATATAGATTCAGTAAAAGAAGCTGAAAATCCTATGTTTGCATTTGGCGTAAGTCTTGGAAAATTGGCTGGTCTTATGAATCCATCTGGGCTTTTAACAAAAGGGCTGGAATTAACAATTGAAAAATTAAAATTAATGAGAATTGAAGCAAATTCTGTAAAATTAGCAGAATTAGTTAGTGACTTCCTTCCTGATATTCCACTGGAACAAGAAGTGCAAAGGTTTGGTAATGCTGGTGAAAAAATGAATAAATCAATTCTTGGAATTGCAGAAGTTATTGACCCAACAAATATTTTAGTTGAAGAATTAACAACAAATTTTGCTAAAGTTTCCCCAATTTTTTCTGATATTGATTCTGCAACAGATATGCTAAATGAAGCAATGAATGAAAATAAAAAAGTTATAGAAGCACAGGAAGAAGCAGTGGAATCAGCCACAAAGTCATGGATTGATTATCACAGGGCAATTAGTGGCTTTCAGCCAATCAGTGATGCACCTGGTGGTGGCAGTATAGAATCAAGAATGCCAAGTATGATGGGTGGACAAGGTCAAATGGAATACTTAAAAGGAGTAATGGGACTGGGTTATACAAAAGCTGAAGCGTTAAATTGGATTGCAACAAAAGGTGCTTTTACAGGTGCTGGTGGTGGCTTTCAGGTTGATACAGGAAAGGCAGTCAACACATTTACAAATAAAGCAGAATTGTCTGCAATAGAGAAAGAAAATACACAATTAGGAAGGTGATATATTGGCTAACGAATTAAAACACGCATCACAGGGAACTGAATTAAGTCAGGCAGAATTTGAAGCAGTAGGGCTTCATGTATTCAATTCACAGGCAACTGGTGACATTGTATATGCAAGTTCAAGTACACAATTATCAAGATTAGGAAAGGGTGCAGACAATACATTTTTTCAAATGGGTGGCAGT